TCCTGCATTGCTCAGGTTAATGAGGTGCCAGGCAGCTATATCCTTCACAAATGTGAGGAGCAGCGTATTGCGTGCATCGCCTGTTGCTTCGAATATCGCCGCGCGATCGTAGCCATTTAGATAGCTCTTTGCTTCGCTGATGGCTGCATCAATCGCCGCCTCGGTCATGGTATCATCACCACGGGTGATGACCTCAATATTTTCGGCATAAAGATGCGTACTCATTTCTTCTTTTGTTAGGTATGCCATGATTTATAAATTATTGGTGTCAAAAAACTTATGCGCGTCCATGTTGGTGCTGTTCACATGCCAGCCAAACACCTTCTGATGCTTGCGGCGTTGAATGTCGGAGCGGGTAAGTACCTGGTACTTGTTTTCGAGAAAGAAAACCCGGTACCTGCGCCCGGTTTGCTTATGCTTTCGCTTTGCTTTACGGATGGCCTTTTTCAAGGCTCCCGGCCTGCCTTTATAGCGGATGTAAAGCTTCATGAAATACTGTTGTATTGCCCTTGCAAGAGCTTTTAAAAATCGTTTCATAGTTAAAACTTCTTTGATTTATACCACGCTTTTGCGCCTACTTTAATAGAGTCAGGTTTAATCTGACTGTTCTTTTCATTCACAATCCACACAGCACCCTCAATGCAATCGGGGCCGTCTGCCGGGCTTTTTAAATTTGGATTTACCAGCTTAAACTGCTCCTCCAGCCTTTTCATATGCGGGTTATGCTTTTCAGCGATGTTCAAGATTAACTGCCCGTTGCGGTTCAGCGGTTCCAGGTTGCCTTCAATTCTGCTGAACTTATCGGGCTTACTTCGGGTGTCTGGGATGATGCCCAGTACCTTGCCCGTTTCTTTCGCTTTAGCGGCAAAAAGCGGCAGGAACACCTGCTCATAGAATGGGTCCTGGAGCTTGTTGTTTTCGATGTAGTTGTACACCTGCGTTTTTTCGCCGACATAGTTTCGAAGGCGGTAATACCACTCCACAAACTCCGAATTCACCTCATGATCCAAGTAACCGGTAATGACATAGAACTTATCATTCAGGCCACCAATGAGGAACACAGATTTGTAGGAGCCTTTTTTATTCTGGCTATTCGAGGGAGCCGGATCTCCGTAGGCTATGAGGAAGGTAAATTGCTTCAGGTCGGGCACCTCGCCCCAGGTCATGTGTTTAAAGATATCGCCTTCGCTCAGCGGGTTATTCATGTACTCGCCCTGGTAGGCTTTCGTACTGATTTTGCTCTTAATGCGGTCGATGTGCTCCCGCTTGTTTTTCTCCGGCCACGTGCTTTCACCGTCTTCATCTTCGAGGTTGACCACATCGGCCACATCGGCTTTCTCCATTGCCCGTGTGATGCAGCAATCTTTGGCGATGATGTTTCCAAGCCATATAAACTGCGAAGGCTTGGATACCGAGCGTGTGGGATACACGGCATGTTCAAACCAGTGCCAGCGTTTGTTTATCGTATCGGGGTTACGAACGTCCTCATCTGTGTCGATATCGGAAATGATGACTTTGTCGGGTCTTACTTCCTCATCCCTTGTTCCCCGTGGCGATTGTCCGGCACCTACCGCAATAAAGCTCACGCCTTGCGTGGTGGTGAAATCGCCATCCTTCCAGGAACCCAAAAGCTGCTGAATGCCATAATCGCTAATAATACGCTCATTGCGTTCAAGGTTAAGCTTAAAAGGCTTGAGCAAATCGGCGGCTTTATCCCAGCTGTTGGATATAAAGATGATGTTTTTTTTGCTCTTCTGGGCAAGTACCTGGTAAAGCGTGTTCATCATTTCCACCACGTCCTTAGCCAGCTCCCGGGCCCAGGCTCTCACTTCATACAGCTCCGGATCTGTTAACTCCCGCTCACTTGCAGTAAGATGAAAAGGCGCTGCTGGTGCGTAGGTGTACTTAGGGAAGTAATACCGTTTCCATGCCTCCGGATCTGCTTCAAGCTGCTTGATACGGGCGGCCTTGGCCTCCGGCGTTTCATTGGCTATCGCTTTCACATCAGCAATAAAGCTCTCATAGTAGCTGTCCCAGTCGCGGGCGGCTTGGCGGTCTGTTGGTTGAAACTTCTTTATCATGATTTCATTGAATCTTTTATGAAGTCGTTAAAAATATTAGCGATTTCCACCGTTCTGCTGTCGTTGTACTTACGCATCCAGTTCAAAAGGCGCTTAGATACTTCCACGATGTCGGCAATAGAGGCCTCGGTTTCCATGGTTTTAATGGCAATAGCCAACTTGCTGATGCTGTCAGCTTCCTTGCTGTTGGCGAATCGTTCGCCCTCTTCGCGCTTCATGATGTGATTGTTAAGCTCCTCGAGCTGCATGTAGAGCCTGTTAAGCTGCTCCTGCCTGGTAACAAGCATCGATTGTTTCAGCTTGGCCCATTCGCCGTCCCGGTACCACTTATTCATAGTAACCCCCGACACGCCTACCTTTTCAGCCGCTTCCTTTTGAGTCATGCCCTCCTTGGTGATGAGGAACTGGGCCCACTCTTTCTTCTGAGAATTTTTTAAACCCATGGTTTCATTTTTATGCAAAATTTAAGATTTAAAAACAAAAAACAGCACTTAATTATGATGATAGTATAATTAATATTTATCATAGTAATAATTGTTTCTATGATAGTTATAACGTTTGCTTAAAGTAAAACTTTAAGCCACTTTTGTTCCATGATGACGCGAAAAAAGACACAGGCAATGGCTAAAACATTTATCTTACATGACGAGAGCGTAAACACGCAAGGCTTCAGGATGCTGACAGACGGCGCAGACCTTAACGAGTTCATTAAGAACCCGGTAGGGTTGCTCAATCATAATGATTTTGACATGCCTATCGTTAGATGGGAAAACATCCGTAAGGAGGATGGAAAGATTTTAGCTGAGGCGGTGTTTGATGAAGATGATGAACGGGCAATGGAAGTGAAGGGCAAAGTTGACCGCAATTTTATCCGCATGGCCTCGATAGGCGCATGGCCTCCCGAAGAGATTTCAGAAGATCCGGAGTTGATGGAAAAGGGGCAAACGCTGCCAACCGTTACCAAGTGGAAGGTGAGGGAAGCTTCAATCGTAACCATCGGCTCAAACCACAACAGTTTGGTGTTTTATGATGCAGAAACGGGCGAGAAAATCAAGACCACTGATACCATTAATGAAGTTATCAAGCTAAAAGATACGCAATCAAGTTCAAATCAAAATAATAGTTCAATGAAGGGATTAAACAAGATGCTGAACCTCTCAGACAAAGCCACCGAGCAGGAAGTGCAGGAAGCCATTGAGGGGCTCATTCAAAACCGTGACACGCTCAAGACTGAGGTAGTCACCCTAAAGGATAAGAACAAAGCCCTGGAGGATAAAATTAAGGGCTTTGAAGACAAAGCAAAAGAGCAGCAGAAGGCCGAGGGCGTGGCCCTTGTAGATGCAGCCGTAAAAGATGGCCGTATAAATGCCGATGCAAAAGAGCATTTCATCAAGCTCTTTGATGCTGACTTTGAAAGTGCCAAGAGCACGCTCAATGCCATTCCAAAGCGCAGTTCTGTTTCGCAGCAAATCGAGAACCAGGACCGCCAAAACAACACCGAGCTTCAAGGCCTCATGGCTAAGTCGTGGGACGAGCTGGATAAAGGCGGTAAACTGGTGATGCTGAAGGATAAGTATCCTGATGTATATGAGGATAAGTTTGAGCAAAAGTTTGGCAAAAAGCCTCAGGCGGATTAGGCATAATGCCTGATTGTAATGGAAAGTAAAATAAAGGTTTAATAAAAAAAGAACAATATCATGAAATTTTTAAGTGGATTATTTTTTAACATGCTGATGGCGATACTTTTCGCCACAGTGCTTGGCATTAACCCACTGTTGGCTTTCGGAGGATTGAGTGCCGGGGCTGCGCTGATGCCTAAGCTGCCGGGCGTGGCTGCCATGGCAGTGCAAAAGGAAATCTGGATGACCTCGATTGTGGAGAACCTCTTTGCTGATAACATGTTTATGAGTAAAGCATTCAATGCAGACGAGTTCGTTAATAACAAAACTGTACATATCCCTAATGCAGGAAGCCCTAGCGCAGTGGTGAAAAACAGGAGCTCATTCCCTGCATCAGTGACAGCGCGTACAGATACAGATTTGACTTTCGACCTCGATGAGTACACTACCAACCCTATTAAGATACCTCATGCCGATACGGTAGAGCTGAGTTATAACAAGCGGGAAAGTGTACTTAAAAATGACAAGGCGCAGCTTATCGAGTCGGTCGCAGACGAGTTTACCTATAAATGGAGCCCCACAGGTGATGCGATTATACGCACCTCGGGAGCCGCGGTAGCTGCACACACACCCAGTGCCACCGGTGACCGGAAAGCCCTCGATAAAGCCGACTTTAAGAAGGCGATGACCAAATTTAACCAGCAAAACATCCCCCAGGAGGGGCGTTGGGCGCTGGTAGATGCCGACATGCTTGACCAGCTGCTTGACAGTTTGACAGACAAACAGCTTGATAACTTTAATCAAGCCGCTGACATCGCCAATGGTAAAGTAGGTAAACTTTACACCTTCAACGTGATGATGCGTTCGAAGGCGGCAAGGTACACCACAGGGCTTACAGCAAAAGCCTGGACTACCTCGGGAGCTGCCGGAGACAATGCCGCAGCCCTGCTCTGGTATGAAGGTAGTGTATGCCGCGCGCTCGGACAAACAGAAATGTTCGACGATGAAGGCTCACCTACCTACTATGCCGATATCTATTCCTTCCTGGTGCGCGCCGGTGGCCGCCCTATGCGAAGTGGTGTAGAGGGATTGGTGGCGATAGTACAAGACACAACCGTGTAGATTTCTCATAGTCAGTTTTAGTTAGTAAGAACCCGGAGCAGATCCGCTCCGGGTTTATCAAAAACAGATGAAATCTATGAAAACAATAAAAGGAGTGATAGTGCCCGCAATAGCATGGATAACAGGTACCATTGCCCCGTTGTTTGAGTCAACTTTAGGCTGGTGGGTACAGAATATATCGCCGCTATTTTCGGCATGGCAAAAGGAGGAAATCATCTTTTGGCTGCAATCCACCGCCTTTATCGTAACGATTATAACAGGCCTTAGGGCGTTATTAAAGCAAAAGCGAAGGGAAAAGTAATGAATGTTGAAGTAATCAGGTTTTCGCACGGTAAAGATGATACGCTTGGAATGCTGTATATTAATGGCAAATTCAGAGCCTTTACACTCGAGGATGAACATCGTGAAACCAAGGTTGCCGGAGAAACCCGCATCCCGGAGGGGGTTTATGCACTCAGGTTGCGTAAGGAGGGTGGCTTTCATCAGCGGTATCTTGTAAAATTCCCGGAAATGCACAAAGGAATGCTTGAGGTGGTTAATGTGCCCAACTTCACATATGTTTTGATTCACGTAGGCAACGATGAAGCAGACACAGATGGCTGCCTGCTGGTGGGTGAAACATCAAAGAGCAACGTAAAGGGAAAAGGCTTTGTAGGTAGTTCTGTAAATGCGTATAAAGATATTTACCCTGAATTAGCTGAGGCTATTGAAAGAGGTGAGCAGGTAAGCATTACATACAAATCAATCTGATGAGCAACTACAAAGAAGAAACCGGAAAAACACGCGTAGGGGCATTCTTACAGAATGTAGCCCCTGAACTGCTATCAGTTGCCGGGAACCTTACCGGTATTGGTGCCCTGCAAAAGCTTGGCGAAGCGATTGACGGTACGGACAAACTTAGTGAAAAGCAAAAGCTTGATGCTAAGCTCCTGCTTGAACGCGATAAAATGGAAGCCGAGCAAATCACGCAACGCCACGCCAATGACATGGCCTCTGATAGCTGGCTTAGTAAAAACATCAGGCCGCTAACCTTAGCGTTTACCCTGCTATTGCTTGCGGTGCTGATGCTCACAGACAGTGCCTCAACAAAATTCAATGTTGATGAAGCATACATCACGCTACTTAAGAGTTTATCGCTGCTTGAGATAGCCTTTTATTTCGGAGGACGTGACCTCCAAAAATTCACGCTAAACAAATCGAAATCAAAATTAAAATCATAAAGTTATGCCAGATACATATGGAATAGGATGTAAAGACATCCAGATTGGTGACATCGGAATTGGTGGCACCATGGGTTCTACGCTTGCCAGCGTGGGCAAAATTTACAAGGACACCGTTAACCTCATCGAAGATGAAAGTAACGTAACCAATCATTTTCAGGAAAACGCGCGCTATCCGTTTTTAAACGTAATCGACGCGGGCCCCACAAGGCTTAAGTTTACGCTTATCGATGTTAGCGCAGACAACCTCGCCGAGTGGCTGGGAGGAGAGGCCGCTACAGATGTATGGTCATCGCCTACCTCGAATTTCTCGCAGGAGAAATCGGTAGAGGTGCAAACAGTAAAGGGTTGGAACATACAGGTTGCCCGTTGCATGCTCTACGGTAAAATCACCTGGAACCTGAGCCGTACGGAGATTGCTAAGATTGAAATCACCGGAGAGATTATGGTTCCTGAGGATGCCTCAACGCCGCCAATTAAAACGCTACCCGCCGCGTAATGGAAGAGCTGGAAATTAAAACGGTCGATACGATCTTGGATAAAGGGGTTCGGGTTCCAATCCCGGCCCCTTTTTTCTTGAGGTTGTTTTTTGTGAAATCTATTCCGGTGGTAGTCAAACGTCCGGTGATTGGCAACATGCTGCGCATCTCTAAGATGTATCTGAAGATGAACATCCATGAGGGCGAGATTGAACAGGGCGAGTGGCGCGATTGGATTAAGATATTTGAACGAACCGCCGTGCCGGCCAGCCGCATTGTGGCTATTGGCATGCTTCGCGGTAAGTGGCGCGGATGGCTCTTTAACAGGCCGCTGGGCTGGTGGCTCAGGTGGAAGCTAAACAGCCGCGAAATCGCCGAAATAGCGGCCATGTTGGTGAGCCTGTCGGGGGTGCAGGATTTTATGAATACTATCACATTCCTCGGGGGGATGAAGATGACAGCTCCGAGCAATCTGAGCCAGGAGTAGAGGGAGAGGGAGTTAAAGGCTACGTAGAAGGCCTTCATAGCCCTTTCGGACAACTGCACCAAATCATCAATCAAACGCACTGGCCGCTTAAGGATGTGCTGTGGAAGGTCAACTTCACCACGATGATGATGATGAGCGCGGACGCTCCGCGATACAAGACAGGTGAAAAACCGCGTTATTATAAAATAGAAGATGAGGCCGATTTGGCCGGGTTACTTCAAAAAAAATACAAATAAGTGGACAGCCGCCCGATTAATATAGAGTTTGTACTGAAAGGAGACCTCGAGCAAGAGGTGGATAAGGTGAGAATGTCTGTTAAACGCATGGGCACCGAGGGGGCGCGGAGTTACCGCAGCCTCTTCGATGCATCTAACGAGGCATTCAATGCCATGAGCACCGACGCCAAGACGCAGGCCGTTACCTTGCAAAAAGTCATCACCCAAATGAAGAGCGCCGAGCAGGCGCAGGCCTCCCTCAAAGAGCAGTACGAAGCCGGGAAAATCAGCGGCAAGCAGTATGCTGAAAGCTCCGCCCGCTTATCCGTTCAGCAAGCCAACCTCAAGAGCCAGGCAAGTAGCCTGAGTGCCGAGCTTCAAAAAGAAATCCAGCTAAATAACCAGGTTGAGGGCTCCTACAACCAAATGGTGACCAAGCTCAAGCAGCTTAAGGAAACCTACAAGGATTTATCTGCCGAAGAGCGTAATAATGATGAGATAGGCGGCAAAATGCTGCAAACTATCAAAAGCTTAGAGAGTGAAACGGGCAAGTTTGAGGAAAGCCTGAAAGGATTAAAAACGGCATCCGCCACCTCCATCGACGGCATGAAGCAGAAATTAAGCGAGCTTGAAAAACAGTATAACTCGCTGAGTGCCGAAGAGCGCAAAAACAAAGATGTTGGCGGTAAGCTCCGGCAGGAAATGAAAGGATTGCAGGGTGAAATCAGCAAGGCGGAGGCAAGTAACCGCTCATTCGTTGATTCCCTTGAGGCTGCCCCGGGCCCAATCGGGCAAACTGTGAGCGGCCTGAAACAGATGATTCAGGCCAGCTTACGGTTTATTGCCACACCCTTGGGGGCCATCATTGCCGCCATCGTACTTGGAATTAAAGCCCTCACCACATGGTTCAGACGTGGCAGCGACGGACAGCGGGCGTTTGCTAAAGGTTCTGCCTATTTCAGGCAAATCCTCGACAGCCTGCTTAATGTGGTTAGCAAGGTGGGTGAATGGCTGTATAAAGCCTTTACCAATCCAAAAGAGGCTATGAAGGAACTGGTGACCTTCTTGGGTAACCAGGTGACTAAACGCTTAGAAGCTATCATTGATATAGGGCGTTCGGTGGTTAAAATATTTTCTAAAGACTGGAAAGAAGGATTTCAAGACCTTGGCAATGCAACCACGCAGTTTGCTTTTGGTATAGAAGATGCCGGCAACAAAATTGTGGAGTTTGGCAAGAAGGCCGAAAAGGCAGCCAGCAGGCAGGCCGAGCTTGCAGAGCAGCTCTATGACCTTGACCTTAGAGACCTTGCCACCCGCAAAGAGATTGCCGAGCTGGATGTGAAGATTTCAGACCTGAGGGCAAAAGCAAAAGATAACAGCCGCC